CTGATTTAGTATGTCTAGGGGGCATATTGATAATGAGCCTCCCTTTTTTTGTATCTGAAATTTTTGTAAACTCTGAAGCTATATGTTGATGGTGCCCCCATTTTTTAGGATTAGGATCCAATCTACAAATAAACTCAGGCCAGACTTCCTTCACAAAATATATAAAATTATCCTGGCACAACTTTATGTGCTCAATCCATTTTTTTTCTACAGCTAATCTAAGCTGTTCATTCGTCAGTAATTCTTTTTGCATTGGGTCCCCTTTTACTATACCTCATAATAAAAATACAGTCACTACATCTATTCGTTAGAGTTTAAAGCACGGATCTCGCTATAATCACGAAAGCCTAGCGTGGCTACAACATCTTGTGTAAAAGTTTGATTTTAGTTCTAGATTTGGTACCTCTATTGAGGTGTGTCAGGTGTCCGAGATGGCAGGTGAAGGATACACCTGTAACCCCGAAGGGTTACAGGTAAGAGTGATTACTGATCAAAGTTTTGATCAGTTCTTATTAATTCAAGGATAGGTCTTAAATTATTAACAAGCTTTTGTTTTAACTCATTAACGATAGGGTCATTAGGGTACTGTATGATAATTTCCTCAACAGCACTTTCCAATTGTTTATACATGAACTGATAGTTCAACCCACTATCAAGCGAGTTAGTACTCGCTTGTTCAACTTCATTATTATTCTTTTTATTTTGAATAATAGTATTAACCATTTTAACTAGATTAGACATGACTACTTATCCTTTCTTTGATATTTGATTTTGATTTCATTAGTTTCCATAGGAATTAAATACTTTGTATAAGTATCTGGATTTTCCTCTTTAAACTTTGTTACATCAAAACGATTTAACTTACGATTGATTAATTGAGCATAACCCTCGTATTCCTCTAATTTATCAAAGATGATTAAATTAGTTTTAAGAGTTTTGAACAACTCAATATGAGTAGGAATAATTAATTTAATATTCTTTCCTAACTCTTTATGTTGATCTTTCAACATTCCTAAGTTTAACAAGTCATGTTGCTTTTGTTTTGTAGCTTTCTTAATTAGTCTAACGACTTTTTTTTGATTGCTCATAACATTTTCCTTTCATTAGTTAATTGTTATCCCATGTTTATAAGATATTAAAAAGTTTATTCAAGCGAATAATTAACTAAATTGAAAAAAAAATTCTTCCATAGATCAACGCACATTAAGATTTAAGACCTTACACGACCTAGACATCATGGCTATTTTTGGCTTTGTCCAAAATCCGAAGCAGTTTTGTACTGGTGCCGTCAGCTGCTATTTGTTTAGTTTAAGTAAGAACGCCGACGGTGTGGGCGTGGGCGTGGCGTGGGTGTTAGCCCACGCCGACCGTATTAACTTAACATATACGGAAACCGTTTGACTGTTCGCAGAACTCAATGAACTCTTGAACATTCTCCATTGTAAATGGATAGCTTGAGCCGTACGAGTATTTGCTTTGTATCCAATCCCAAGTATCGTGGTCGTCCTTTGGATAGTCAGCAGGGGCAATATTAAACTTGTCTGTTTCTTTCTCTACCTTTGCCCTCAACATATCGTGGCAACGATCAACGAACTTATTATTCTTTTCGGCTTTTTCCATTTCCTTTTCTACCTCAATGATAGCTTTGGATACTGTGCCGTCCTTAATAAGTGCTTTTAGTTGTTTAGCAATTTGCATTGCAGTTTCTTCATCAACCTCATGACCACTATTAGATTGCCAATGCTCTTTATCTTTTTCCAACACGCAACCCGTTTCTTTACAGACAAAGTCAGCAAGTCGTCGCCACCACCAAACATTGTTTCTAAAGTATTCGCCTTTATCTGTTTTATGATTACCTAATGAGTATAAATCAAATCCCATTTTATTTTCTCCTTGTTAAGTTAGTTTCCTAATTCCTATCATATCCCATGTAATAATCAAGTTTTATTTTCAGAAAAGTTTTCCAGCTCCACCGAAATCCAGCTGCGTACCTGGCCTCCTGACCTAGTTCTTCTATCTCTCTACATTGCAGATGTCCTCGTGGGCGTGGGCACAGAGCTTCCTGATCCAGCTGCTATTCCCAGCTGGCCAGGCCAGTAGCTTAGTTCACGTAAACTACCGTACGAGCAGTGCCTGCGTGGGCGTGGGCTCAGTGACCAAGTCCTGTGCATCCACGGATCAGGGCCACCAGTACAAGAATGTATGTCCATCCGGCAAACCTAGGGAAGAACACTAACGGCGTCAGAAGAGCTAGCAACCATATCAAGCAGCCTCCTGCGCGGCCAGCTCCTGAGCACAGATCTCAACAGCCAACCATACCATACTGTTCTTGAAGGCGGTGGGTCCACGGATGTCCTTATCCAGCAGATAGAATACCGACTCACCAGCGGCATCCGCTGCGTGTCTCACCTGCTTCCACACATCAGCTTCGTGATCATTGTAGAAGGCGGTGGTGTCGACGTAGTACGTGAGTCCTGGAACTCCGCCACTACAGCCGTGCTTCGCGATGTCTGAGATGAGGAACAGTTCATCCTGTTCCCCTTTCTTTAACCATTCCTTTATCGTCCCCATGTGATACCCTCCACGTCTGTCTTGAACTTCACCATCTGTCGATGCTGTAGCTTAGTAAGTACTTTAGGTACATTATCTAACGTGCCTTCACCCTTGAGTCGAGATCCTTTGGTAATCCTTACCCACATCTTTTCAGAATGGTTTCGATGCTTGAACCATACATACACATAGTCTTGCATCTTTCTCTGCCTCTCTAGGGCTTTTATTTTAAAGTAAGTTTCTTTTCCATGCTCTGGACATGTGTAGACGACATTGTCTTCAGGTTCCACATTACCTTTGGCTTCTTCAGAGTCTAGTGGATCTCTCCATATAAATTTCTTCATGCCCATGATACTACCCCCGTAAGAATTAGTACGGCAAATGCAATTGCCATCACAGTTAGTTCTGGAATTATTGTGTTCATTTTTTTCTCCTTTGTTAGTTGTGTGCTACAGGGCTGTGCGCAATTAATATACCCTCCTGTAACACATTACTACATATAAGATTTGATGGGATAAATGTCAAGAGAACTTTGCACATAAATTTTTCCCTAATCCACAGCATTCGCCGCTGCAGACTGGTGCCCAGCTCCTGAAGGTTTAGTTCAGGACAGCAGGGTAGCTTTGCGAATGGGAATGGGGGCGTGGGTCGAGAAAGGAAAATGAAAATAAACCATACCCACACCCTGTAGAAACATACCATCTCCTGACCAGCAGCGCCAGATCCCAGCGGCCAGCTCACCAGGCCAGAGTTTAATAGTTCAAAAGTGTTGTGGGAGTGGGCGTGGGAGCGTGGGCGTGGGGTCAGGCCTCACGGCTGCTTCCACGCGGTCCCAGCTGGGATGCGAAGGTGATTAAAGTTTTAAGATCCGTGTGGCGGGAGAGTGGGACGGCGGTACGGGACTCACGGTTCACGGCCAGAAGTTCATAGGGCGCCTGCAAGAGGGGCCTATTCAAGATATACGCTCTACCACCTGCTTTCAAGTATTTAATATGCCAATTGATTTGATACTTTGACAGACCACAATTCTTGCTGGTGTTGGCTTTGAGTTCAAGCCAAAATACTTGCTTGTTTACGACACAATGAACATCGGGAATACCATTTACTGTGCTAGATTCTACGCGGGTAAAATGCCAATCTTTATCTAAATTTTTAAGCTGTTGCCATATCCTAGTTTCTTTATTTTGAGCCATATTTAAATCGGTCAAGGATTACAAATATTGCCTATCACAGGCTTACCATTTATGTAATGGACATAAAGGTTTTCGTGTTTTTTAGGGTCTAATCTTTCTTCAATAACAAGGTTATTTTGCCACCAATCATCACAAGATTGATCAATATTCATTGATACTAGAGTATAAGTACCATCTTCGTTAATGAAGATAATTCCAATACGGTCTTTAAAGCTTGATGAGTTTAGTGATGACGGAATTAGGGATAATAGTAGTACCACCAATAGTCTCGATATGACCTTCATCGCCTTCCTTTCCATCTTTCAGACCATAGTCACAAAAGATTCTAGTTATACCTTTTTCACGGGAAACTAACCAACCTCTAGATATCATTCTACCAAGGCCAGACTTCATCAATTGATCAAACGTTTGCCAACCTGTCTCTCCGACAATATCTAACCAATGCACTTCTACAAATGGATATCTTTCTATTTTATTTACAGGAAACTTTGTATTTAGTTCCAAGGTTTTCTTTCTATGTAATCTTTTACTTTTCATCTTTCCCCTTTGTTAAAACACTTACAATACCAACTGAAGTTGTAAGAGTACTATTATGCACTTCATTAAAAACTGTCAAGAAATTATTCCAGGATCTATTCTGCAACAGTTTCTTTTGGCGTGACGTCAATAATATTTTTGGCTTCGCCAATCTTTGATTCAAGCTCCTCAAGTCTCTTCTCCAATTGTTCTCGGTTCATACCCTCTAAACCTATATGGCTTATTTCTTTTCTATCCACAAAATGACCTGCCATTTGATCTCGTCTGTATTGAGCTGTAATAGCTGCTGTCATCTGGCCTTTCTTTTCAGAGGTTTCCCTCATTCTGTTGTAATGTTTATACGATAAAAGTTTGTCCTTCTCCTCTTTCTCAAGTTCTTGAGACATTCTTTTTTCATAATATCTTACGACATGTGGATTCTTGTCAGGGTTTAACAACCTACTAGCTTGATCAGTAGGTCCATATTTATTGGTAGAAGTGAAACCTGCTTGTTTGGCAGCCTCTACTTTAGAAATTTCTCCGTAATTGGAAACATATATATCAACAAACTTACGTTGTTTAGGTGTAAGTTCAGATATAGTCTTTAGTTGATTTGCTTTCTTTGGCACCGTTTTACTATATACCCCTTCCTTAGAAAAATAAATCCCTAGTAAAAAATTTCCACCCCCCACTCGTAAGGAGTACTATTACTCCTAGAAATATCTAGGAGTAAAACTGGTTCTAGGAGTAAAACTAGGAGTAAATAAGTGTTGGTATATGCTAATAATAGTCAATTACTCCTAGACTCCTAGAAAAAAAGGCTTATTTTCCAAAAAAGTTTTTTTGAATTTTTTTTCTAAGCAGTGGGTATATACCTGGTTCTAGGAATATTCGCATAAAACCTCACTTTTTTGTGTCTGGCCCTAGGAGCGTGGCCCTTGTACCTTAGAACCATTATAAACTACTACCTTAGAACCATTATAAACTACCCACCGATCCCGATCAGTAGATTTTTTTTCTTGATCCTTTTGACCAGTTTGATAATCTATAAACCTAATATCATTGGTTTTCATATTAGCTCTTTGAAACAACTAAGGAGGAAAAAATGACTTGACTATTTAATCATTGTAAACTAATGGGAAGACTTGATTATGTTTCATAATCATTCTTTCTAAGTTAGTTGGAAAAGGGCAGTCCGGGGAGACTTTGGCTGCCCTTTTTTTATATGGAAACTACTAAATTAGAAATAAACACTGTAGTACATAGATCTACAGCATGTCTTAAATGAGTTAAATGTTTTCGGTGATATTTTTTAGACTCAACTTCTTTACAATTTCTATACTTCGTAAATTGTTCTGAATATTTTTTCCAAGCAAAGTTACGAGGAGAAAACTGAATATCTCCTTTCATAATCGCCATCTTATATCTTTCTTTTACATGCTCAGGTTCAAACCCTGCATAGTAACAAACAGTATAAAAATCAGTGACATTGGACATTATCCAAGCGTGTGCATCACATTTATAAATAGAAGGTTTTCGTTCTTGAGATTTCTGACCTGCGTCCTCTATAGCATTACAAAGAACACCTCTCCAAAGCTTCTCTTCTGGCTCGACATCGGTGCTTAATAATTGAGCTGCGAAGCTAGTGCCCATAAGTTTTAATAAGGAAAGAGAGTAAGTCACGAAAGTAAATTGTCCCGTCTATATCTCGTCTAGATTTTTTTGCTTTTTCATAGTCATTATGTACACCATCTATAACTGCGTGTATATCCTCTCCACTATGTTTTGGTTGATCTGGTTCCTTAGAAAAAATATCTCTAGCCATAGATCTATTATAATGATTCTGACTTATCTTTTCCACCTTTGAGTACCTTTAATTTGTAAAGCTTAGCCTTCTTTTCAGTCTTTTTTTCTTTTCTAAATTGCCACACAGCCGTAACATCAGCCATAAATTGAGGATCAAAGCTGTCACGATAGCCTAGTTTATCGCCCATATATAAGCGAAACATACTGCTTGTAACAGTTCGATATTCCTTATCCGTTAGCTTATTAGCTAAAATATTGAGTGCAGTAAGTAATGGATTAATGGATGGTTCTTTTTTTGCCACGAATGAACTCCTCTAATATTTTAATTAGTTTCAACACATATTTTGTAGATACTTTTGTGTCTGGTTCGTGTTTCGTGGTTGTTTTGCCTTGTTCAAAGTGACCTGCACCCATACACTCTTTGCAAGTTTGCGTCTCAGAGTAAGGGATAATTCTTACATATCCATTACCATTGCAGTTTTGACAAATCTTATAAGGGTCACCGTATTTCATTTTATTTTTTAAGTTATTTTTTTTCATAAGTAAAGGGTTTTTTTCTTGGGTTTCTATTTCTAGGCCAACGACACTTAAACTTCTGTGTGACGACATTTTTTAAATCTTTCTCATCACCAGTTACAATTATAATATCGTGACCATTTTTATGAGGATGAACATGATAAGTAATAAAGTTATTAACCTTAATCTCTCTTACATTAGTTTTTAAATCATCTAAGTAATTATCAAAATCAATACAATCTTTATCACTCATCATTTTCTACTCTCCGTGTAATCATCGAGTTTATGATAATGTTCATTGTCTCTTAAAATTGCAATTGCATCATCGCAACTTTTGATTATATTTTTTTGGAGTTTATCTAGACTTTTTTGAGTTTCGTCTAAGTTTTTTTCCAACCTTGCTATGGTTGCTTTTAGCTTTGCTACTTCGTCCATTTAAACTCTCCTTTCCAATTAAACTTTTATCCATTTTTAAAATGTGTTGTTTATATTCAGTAATAGTCATTTTATTTTTTAGTGCCTGGTACTCAACATATTCATTAACAAGCTTTGAGATCATTGATGCAGGAGATCTAAACTTTTGATTACATAATCCTTGTAAGACATCATAATCTGGTTTTCTAACTGCAACTGATTTAAATTTATTTATATCCATCTTTTTTCTCCTTAATTATGATAATTAAATTGTTTAAATATAGCCTCAAGATCTGGAATTAATTTTTTTCCATATCTTTTAATAAAGTTATTTTTAATTGTTTTACATTTTTTACCTCTTGCGATCATTCTTTTTGTCCAAGTATAATAATCTAAAAAGTTTTTATTTATATCCATTTTTCTTCAACTCCTCTTTCATTTGTGCTTTTGTTTTTATTCTTGGGTTAGGTAATACAATATAGAATCTTTCAAAGTATGGATTGTTATCACTAAAATCCCAACCCATCTTTTTACTTAATCTATGATGAGCTGCGTATTGTTTTTCTTTCCAATCCATGTCAGATACTTTTATAATAGCCATATTGATGCTCCTATAATTAAAGCTAACTTTGGAAACATAATTGTTAAAACAAATAAGATACCGATTAACCATAGCCAATCACTCATCTGCTCTCCAATTCATTCATTGCTAGCTGTGTACATAGATCTGTTGGTAAAGGTTTTACATATTCATCCCTTACTTTGACATGAACATTTTTTAATTTACCAGCGATCTCATCAAAGTTAGTTCCTTCTGATAGCGCAATGTCTATCTTCTCAACTAAACCTTTGAACATTCTTGATTTACTTTTTAACATTGTTTTTTCTCCTATCCCATGCATATAAGAAATCCCATGGTAAGTGTCAAGCTTTATTTTGTGCTATTATATGTTATGAAAGAATTTTTTATGATGGGTGTTTTGTGTATGATTAACCCAGTTACATCGATGAACCAATGCATGTATATCCATGAGGATCCAATAATATATTACTCAGAAGAGGACTGTAAAATTGCAGCAGTCAAAAAAGTCAATGAAATGGGGACTAATTTAACCTCTCAAGGCTTTAATGTTTCTCAATTAAGTATCAAGTGTGTTGTTGACAAGTCTAAGATAAATACTTGATTTAACACAACTTTTGCGATAAGATTATCTTATGAAGCAATATCGCTTTCAATGTTATGCAGCTGGACTGTATTTTACTAGTGTCGTAAACGCTGTTGACGATGAGGCTGCGATAAAAGGCTTCACACAGAATCTTTCTGATAAAAAGTATTCTGTTCAACCGGATGGTTTCGGTCGTGGAATGCGTCGATTCCATTTAACTTATGAGGAGCTAGATAATGGCACTACAGAAGTTGATAGCGGAGAAACTAGCGCTGGAGTCCAAATGGGCCAACCAAGCGTTGTCACAGGGTAGAGTTACCCCTGACATGAAGTGGATCGATATCGAAATAAAAGATCTTAAAGTTAAGATCAATGATCAAAGCGTAAAAGACGCTGAGACGCTGTTTAAAAAAACTGGTTAATTACTAGTTTTTATATTAGTTTTCAGAAATCATTAATTTGGTAAGGGGTTTTATGCCCGCATTTTTAAGGGCACATTCTGCACAGAAATATTCTTTATTTTCTATAACTACTGCTTTACATTTACAGATCTTACATTCTCTGTAAATAGATGAGGAACTTTCTCTGTGTATTTTTTCATTTTTCCCTGCCATAGTTTCTCCATTAGTTGTGTCATGTCTGGATGAAGTTCCCAGCACAAAACATTTAATCTTGAAAAGAAATTTACTTCTTGATCTGATTTAGCAACATAAAAGAAACTAGCATCACCAAACTTTTTGATAGCTTTGAAACGATGATTACCATTTCTTAATTGCATTTTGTCGTCTACTACTAAGGGACAAAGTAATCCGTTCTTTTCAATATCAGATCTAACAGTCGCTTTAAATTCTACGTGTGTGTTATGAATTACTTTTATATCTTCAAATTTTTTAATTTGTAGTCTTTCTTTAAACACCATATACAATGGCCATATAACTTCACCGTGACCTGCAATTTGATTTTTATGAAGCTTGTCCAAAATCATCCCCTAATGCAACATCAACTTTACTTGGTACCTTAAAGTCCATACATTTTTCCATTGTTTCTTTTACTACTTTTACATCATCTTCTGTCTCTATGTCAAAGCATAGCTCATCGTGAATTTGTATTTTAGGTAAATAACCTGCCTCGTAACAGCTTAAAATAGCTTGTTTTGTTTGATCTGCAGCAGATCCTTGTATTAATCTATTTAATGCTTTGTAAGTAAATGCTCTTTTAATATTGTTTTTACCGTATTTTGCTACAGCATTTTCGAATGTTTCTGGTGTATGGATACCAAAATCTTTTGGTTCCCACATTTCAAATCTACACTTACGACCTTTTTTAGTTCTAATTACACCCTCATCGTTTGCTTTTTTCATACATCTATCGGATAATAGCTTCACAAATGGAACCTTTCTATTATATTTTGCTATTAGCGCTGACGCTTCTTCTGTTGATAAGCCAAGAGAATTGGCCAACTTATTCTTTCCCATTCCGTACATTAATCCTAGCCCTATCGTCTTTGCTTGTTTCCTTTCTATTCCTGCTAAATCAGCTACGGTTTGGTGAAAGTCTGTTTCAGAATTAGAATACGCCTCTACAAGTTCATTAGAACCTTCGTATCCGTCGCCTATAGAGGCTGCGTAGTGAACTACCATTCGTGGTTCTTGCTGACTGTAGTCAAAGCTACCCCATCTACATCCTGCTTCCGGTAAGAAGAGACCTCGGATTTTTGGTCCAAAATCTTTGTTACGTGCTGGTAGCTGTTGAAGATTAGGATTAGCCATAGACAAACGGCCGCTGACAGTCCCACCACTGTCAGACCTAAGCTGATTGATCTCGCCATGTATTCTCCCATTGTGTTCGTATTTTAAAATTGAATCTAGGAATGTACCATGAAACTTGTTGATCTCTCTAGCCTGTGCTATAAATTTACTAATTTCGTGTTTCGAATTAGCTAACCAATTGGATGTAAAAGATGGCTCATGAGTTTTGTCAGTACGTGGATAATCTATGCCTAGTTTATCGTAGGCTTCTGCTATTTGTCGTGCTGCCCATATGTCTATGTCTTTTCCTACTAGCTGTTTTATTTTTTGTAAAAATTGTTTTTCCTGAGCCTGGAAATCTTTTTTTAGTTGATGTGCTTTATCAACATCAACTCGAACACCTTTCTCCCTCATCTCTATTAATACAGGAAGTAGTTTAGTTTCTAAATTCCATACAGTCTCAAGGTTTTGATTGTATAATTCTGGTTTAAATCTCTGCCACAATAGGTACGTGAGACGTGCATCTTGTTCCGCATAGAACCCAACATGTTCTGCAGGTAACTTCCACATCTCCGCTTTAGGATCAATACCATGATCCTTTGCAGCTTCTTTTAAATCGTTTTCGGACTTTAGCTCACCAAGATAATCTTTAGCTAATGCGTTTAAACTATAAGACCATCTGTTCTCATCAATCACAGCAGCAGTAATCATTGTATCTACTACTTCACCTTCAATCTTTATACCCATGTGTCTTAACCACCCGACATCATATTGCGCATTATGAAATATTTTTCTTGCAGGTAACTTACATACATCTTTCATGTACTGAATAACTTGTGGCTCAATCATATTACCACCACCAAAATGTTTAAAAGGAAAGTATCCTTGCCAACCTTCAACAGCTACAGCAAAACCAATTACATAACCGTTACCAGTTGCCCAACCTGCACCTAATTTATTGTTGATACCATCATCTCTTGTCTCCAGGTCAATTGCGATCTCATCATAACCCGATAGATCTTTATATTCTGATGGGCAAGACCAAATATGTTTTTTAAAATTAAATGTAAATTGTAATCCTGTCATTTTTTCCTTGGTTGGTAGATGTGTTTATGTTTTATAATTGTGTTTAATTTTTCTTTGTTCTCTAGCGCATATAAACAACCATTATAATCGTGCGCAAATATCTCCCAATTAACTAACATAGGGTAAACCTCTAATGTGAAGTTATGCTTTGCTACTGTTATTTCTTTTCTTATTATATTTGCCATCCATGTCTTTCATTTTCTTTTTCTCTAATTCACAGTAATGAATAATTTTATCCAGATCTTCTATTCCATTTTTTAATAAATACCTGCAAACATACTTAATAACGTTACCCTGGAAGAAAGATAAGTTATTCTTACTTATAAACTCATAAGGTTGTATGTGAAATTCTTTGTAATGATTCCCACCTATCTGCTTATCTTGTGGGAAAGCTTCATCAAACATATCTTTATCTGACATGATTAAACTCCACAAAGGCCTTCGCATTCTTGGTTGAACAAGTCAGGACCATCATCGTTTTTAAATTTAACTTCATCTAAAGGTACACATTGTCTATGTACAAAGTTTTTTACTTTAGGATTATGCATACGCATCTTTTTATCAAATTCTACAGCAGATGCAAATTCTTTCGGTCTGTTATCTCGCATATCTATCCAGAAGTTGTCATCATGAAAAGGACAACCAATACAAGCACTCTTAACTGGTATTTTAAATCCTTTACCTTCATACCATTTTAAACAATCTTCCCTAGACATTTTTTTATCTATAAGTGGCCATACATTTTTCTGCCACCAAAATCTTGACGGTTTCATACGCATGACTTCATCAGTTGATATACCAACCCATACTTCTATATGTTCAGTTTTAGGAAATCTTTGTCTTGGTTTGAGTCCACATAATTCTCTAATCTTTTTTGCAATTGGAGTTATCTTGTATTCTCTTGTGCATTGTCTACGACCCATACCTTTCTTACCTTGTTCGTTCAAAGTATAGAACGGTGCAGAAGCAAATTGGTTACCACCTGGTGCGAGAGCCGTGAGGATGTCATCTTGAATATTACCTTTCTTAACAATGTGTACAGGGTAACTTAAAACACTTCTAAGATACTCAAGGTGTTTTATTACAGGTTCAGGTTCCCAACCCGTATCAGCAAATACAGCTGCATCAGGTTTCACACCGAACTCTCCAGCGTCAGCCATCAAGGCCATTGTAGAGCTCTGTACGCCTGCTCCAAGGCTTAATATTCTTAGTTTTGGTTCTTTGTTATTTTCCATATTGACCTTCCTATTTCTTCCGCGATTTTGGGGATGATAGCATTGCCCAATCCCCTAAGTCTGTGTGCCCTGCCGGGTACCCCATTAGCCACTCTACCCACATCGGGTTCAAACTCCCACGATCCCCACGATGTGCTACTTGATCGTTGATGCTGATCGGTAATTTTTTTTCTAGTTTCATCTTCATTCTTTTTTCTGACGCTGGTCCCCTCATACAATTCGCGTCTGGAGTTCTCCAAAGCAACATAGTCTCTGTATCTACTTGTTCTCTCAGGTTCGAGGGTCGTGTTCTTCCCTTCCTCTGTCCTGTCATTAATTTTATTGTCCCTTCTTTCGATCTTGGAGGTAAATGATCCATTGTGTTTGGAGTAGCCCACAATCCAGACTCTTTCCCTTTTGTGTGGGGCACCGACGCCTGCAGCTGGAATAATAAACGTTTGGATTTCGAAGCCTTCACTTTCCAAGTCAGAGCACACTGTTTCGAAGACCATGCCGTCTTGGATGTTAATAAGTCCTCGCACATTTTCTGCAATAATGAAGGTGGGTTTGACTTCTTTAATGACTCTAAACATTTCTGGCCAGAGATATCGGTCGTCATTAGTTCCTTTTTGTTTTCCTGCAACACTGTACGGCTGGCAGGGGAAACCACCTGTGAGGATGTCGACAGGTTCTTTGATGTCTTTCCCTTCCAATTTTTTAATATCATTATATATCTTAACTCCTTTCCAATGTTTTTGCAGCAACATTCTGCAATATTCTTCTCTTTCACAAAAGGCTATTGTTTTAAAACCTACCTTTTCTAAACCTAAACTAAAACCACCGATACCACTAAATAGATCTAAATGATTCATTTGTTTCCCTGTACGTATACTAAATAATCTTCTCCAATTGGATAATGATATTTATAATCAGTGCTTAATAAATGTAAACTATCTCTTGCTCGTGTTACTCCTGTATACCAAACTTTCTTTTCATTTGATTTCTCGTCTTTATCCTTGTGTCTGTAACTAGATGGCCAGTTAGCTTTTGAATATAAAAGTACATGATTAGCTTCATCTCCTTTTACTGAATGTATAGTATCTATAATGACATTAGGTGGCTCATCTAACTTAGCTTGTTTATATCTTTTCAATAATCTTAAAAAATAAATTACCTGTCTTGGTTTAAAGTTACGTCTAAGGATCCACCACCAAGCTTTCTTTTGTGCTTCGTTAGGAAGATCTAACCCACACCATTCTTTAAGTGTAGTAAAATCATAACGCTTATAATCTGGTTCCCTAGACCAAAACTTAGAAGTTCTATAATCTGAATCAGTTACCTCTCTTATGTATTTAAACATGGCCTCAGCTTCTTTTTTCATTATCTCTTTACCATTTGATATAGCTGTCCAGGCTTTAATAGCTTGCCATTGATTCATGTCAAAAGACTTCTGGCCTTTGTTATCTGCAAAATATATACCTGCATCTTTGGCTAATGCTTTTAATTCATTAACAGTTGTATGTATTCGTCCAAGTAAAAACCATTTACCTTTATCTTTCTCAAACGGTATTTCCTTAAAACTTAAATATCTTTTAACTAAACCTTCTTTGACTAATGGTTCAAATGTTTTATCAACACTATCTAATATCCCTTTTCGAACTATTTGTGAGAATTGATGGATTGCTTGGCCGAAGCGTCTAGTCTTTCTCAATACTACCTTTCGTCCTGGAAAGAATTTAGTAAAGTATTTCGTGTCAGCACCATTCCATTGGTAGATTGCCTGGTCATCATCTCCAGCAAGATAAATTCTTTTTACATTGTCTGACATCTTATAAATTAAAGACCATTGTAATGGAGTAAAATCTTGAGCTTCATCTAATATTAAAACATCGAGCTGCGGAAACTCAACCTCATGCAAAGCTCTTTCAATCATATCCGTAAAGTCTAAAAAGGATCTCTCCCCTCCTGCAGTTTTGTAATGTTCGTAGGTACTTATCTTTCTAG